AAGAACTTATCCACGGAGATGGTCATAAAACGCCATGTCCCTGCACAGAAAGTCCAGAAGGATGTAAATGCAGATCCGCCCAACCCGTGACACAAGGGGAAATTAAAAATCAAGCCTGTCCTCCTTCCTCTTCTGATAGAGGGAGGTGGGGCAGACCCAACCTACTCAGAAGAATGCTTGGAAAATGAAAAATCCACACGAAGTAATGTCTTCTATCTTTTCCGAAGATGGTCTAAAAATCTCAGAATTTACCTTGAAAGTTCAGAGTGAGACCTCTATAGATATATACAAGAACGATGAGTCTATCACTATAGACTTTCAGGAAAACCAACCAACGGTAACAATAAAAAAAATAATAAAACTTAAATTAACCGTAGAAGGAATCGAGCTATACAAAGATGGTGGACTATTAAAGTTAGATCGTTTCCCAGACATACCCTTTAAATACGAGTGGTTAGAAAATGAGCAACAGAATTAGCAAAGCCTCTAACATGGTATCTTTAGAGATTGAAAATAAGTTTGCAAAAAGCAGCAGAAATAAAACAATAGCAAGATCTTGTTTGAAGCTTTGTGCAGAATGGGCAAATGTAAAACAAAGCGCACTAGAAGATTTTAGCAAGAGCCAAGCTAAAAAGTCTTGTAGAAAATACGTAAAAGAAAATCTAAAAGAAAAAGTTGCTGGCAGCGCATTGGTAAGTATATTGTTTAGCGTAATTGTTAAACTTATTATTGAATGGGTATTAGAAAACTACATCAGGAACTTACTTAAAAAATAATGAAGCTAGCAATAACGCCTAGTAATGAAGATTTAGTGTTGGTTTTGTTTGATACCGACAGTAAGAAAGTTTTAAAGATAAAGTCAGACAAGCGCGGATATAACAAGAATGCAGACGATACAAGACCGGTACATAGGCCGTTTGGAATAACTTGGAACAAAGACAATATCTTCATAGCAAACAGAAAAAATCTACTGGTATATGATTCTAATCTAAACTTCTCTGATAATATTGAAAATATACTAGATGAAAACACTCATCAAATAACGTTCTATAAAAACAATATAATCTCAACTATGACCCGAAAAGACTGTATAAAGTTTGTAAACTTGAAAAATTACAGTTCTGCATTCTTTCATCCAGAAAAAGGATGGCTTGATAGGGCTAAGACATTAGACCATTTTGAAGAAAAGTTTCACATAAATTCTGTTGTTGCTAAGGACGGTTTTGTGTATATTATGTTGCATAACCGTGGTGAAAATTATAGTGAAATTTTAGTTTTGAATCTGCAAACTAAAGACATAGAAAAAAGAATACAAATAACAGCAACCTGTGCGCATGGGATATATTTAGATGGGGACACATTAGGAACTTTAAATACAAGAGAAGAAAATCTTATTTTGGGATCAAACATAATTAGATGTTCTGCTTGGAAAGATAAGTTTTTAAGAGGTATGGCTGGAGAAAAACAAATTGCAGTTGCTAACTTTTTACCACAGCAAAGAAGATACAGAGGTCACGGCGGAAGTTATATTAGTATTGTAGAAAATAACAATGTAAAAAAGCACTGTTATGTAGATAATATAGGTGCTGTAAACGACATGAGAAGAATAGACGGCAAAGATTTTTGTCATCACAACGAGTACAAGTTTCCATATACAGGCGATTTTGTAAATGATATTAACTAGCCAATATATTGATAGCCCAATCATAGAACAGGGTTTTTCTAGATACGTAGAAATAGCTAAAGACAATTCTAAACTAGACGATGTGCTATGGAATCCTGATAAAAAATTTGATGTAAACTCATTATGGGATATAAAAAAAGAAAATGTAGATAGGGCAGGGGATGACAGTTGTCAATACAGACTATTTTACTGGGAAGATGAAGAAGATATGAACGCTGTCGCTAAAAAATTTTTAGTAGAACAAAATATTATTACAGAAGATCAACGAATTAAAAGAAGCGGCGGGGCCGTATATCACCCCGGAGGATATATGGGCTGGCACACAAACAGGTGTACTGCCGGAATAAGATGCTATTTTAACTGGGCATCTGAATCTGGTAAGTCAGGGCTAAAATATTGGTACGAAGGAACAGAAGAAATAATTAGAGATTGTGTAGATCAAGTAGGCTGGCAGCTTAGAATGTTTTCTACAGATTACCCAAAACCTTTCTGGCATTCTGTGTGGTCTGAGTGTATAAGATTATCTATTGGTTTTAGAATACTGGGAGAAGATGATGAGTGATATATTGCTATTAGGCGCTGGAAGAGGTGGTTATAGCGAAGGCGGCGGTGGCGGCGGCGGCGGTGGCGGCGGCGGTGGTGGAGAAGTTACATATCAAGTAACCGCCGGTGGAAATGATGGTAATTTTATTACGCCATTTAATCAAGGCTCTAGTTTTCCTTCTACTTTTTCTAGCTTCTCTAACGCTGCGAGTGTGATCAGCGCTAGCAGAAATTTTGGCAGTGACGATAATCCAACATACTCCTATAGAAAAGGGTTTTATAGATTTGAAAATATTGAGATAGCTCAAGGCACAACCATACAAAGCGCGTTTTTAAAAGTTATTTTTAGTTCGGGTAATAGTTCACCTAATATAAAAATTGTAGCAACAGATTTAGACAATGTGTCTGCTCCAAGCGCCGCAAGTCCCGATGGCGATACGTCTCGACATACTTCTGCCGTGGTGTCTTGGTCAAATACCAGCCTACATCCATCCAATCGCCAAACGTCTCCAGACATCAAAACGGTCATACAAGAAGTAGTAGATAGATCTGGATGGTCATCAGGAAATGCAATCATGATACAACTTTATATTGATGATTTAGGCGCATTCAACAGATCAAGAATAGGACCATCATACGAAGACGATCCTGCCAAAACTGCACAATTAGTAATTACAACATAAATTAAGGTTGACTTTTGTCAGATTTAAAACTATAATACATTATCTACTAAACATTTTACAGGATGAGGAACGAATAAATGTCATTGAAATCCCTTATGGATTATACTTTTGTAAGTAAATATGCGCGATGGATACCGGAAAAGAAAAGAAGAGAAACTTGGAACGAGGCTGTAGATAGAGTCAAGCAAATGATGCTTGAAAAATATGCAGACAAACCAGAAGTATTGCCCGAAGTAGAATGGGCATACGAGCAAATGCGCAAGAAAAAAGTTCTTGGAAGCCAACGCGCTCTACAGTTTGGCGGCTCACCAATCTTTAAACACAATGCACGTATGTATAATTGTATTGTGTCTTTCTGTGATAGAACTAGGTTCTTTCAAGAGTGTATGTACCTACTTCTTTGCGGGTGCGGTACAGGTTTTAGTGTACAAAAACACCACATAGACAAGTTGCCAGATCTCTTACCTAAAAAAGAAGGCAGTAAAAAATATGTTATACCTGACACGATTGAAGGATGGAGTGATGCTGTCGGAGTCCTCGTATCGAGCTATTTTAATCAGTTCGTTGATGAAGAGTTGTTTGTAGAGTATTCTGGTAAAAATGTAAACTTTGATTACAGTCAAATCAGACCCGCTGGGGCATACCTTAAATCTAGCGGAGGTAAAGCGCCCGGACCAGAGCCACTTAAAAAAGCTCTAACTAATATCAGGAAAATTTTAGACAAGGCACTGAAAGATGGACAAAAGAAACTCTCACCCATCCAAGCTTACGATATTGTTATGCATACCGCTGACGCTGTTATTTCTGGTGGGGTTCGTCGCTCTGCTACCATTTGTGTATTTAGCCCTGATGATACAGAGATGGCAACAGCTAAGACGGGAACTTGGTTTATCGACAACCCCCAGCGAGGCAGATCAAATAATTCAGCACTACTACTTAGAGACAAAACAACAAAAGAAGAATTTTCAGAATTGATGAAGTCCGTCAAGGAGTTTGGAGAACCCGGATTTGTTTGGTCGGATAGCACAGAACTTCTTGTTAACCCTTGTGTTGAGATTGGCATGTGGCCTGTCTGCGAAAAAACAAAAGAATCAGGATGGCAGGCTTGTAATCTATCAACCATCAACTGTTCTAAAATTAAAACGGAACAAGACTTTTTTGATGCGTGTCGCGCTGCCACTATTATCGGTACATTGCAGGCAGGTTTTTCAGAGTTTGAATATCTAGGTGGAGCATCAGAAAGAATTATCTCTAGAGAAGCTTTGCTTGGTGTGAGCATGACGGGCATTATGGAGCAGCACGAAATCTGTTTAGATCCAGCCGCACAAAAACGTGGCGCTAGTATTGTCAAAAAGACAAACAAAAAGATTGCACAAATGATTGGCATCAATCAAGCTGCCCGTACTACCTGCATCAAACCAGAAGGCACTTCAAGTTGCATTCTTGGAACTTCCAGTGGTATCCATCCACACCATGCCAAACGCTATATCAGACGTGTACAGGCGAACAAGATGGAGCCTATCTATAATTATTTCAAAGAGATAAATCCTAGAGCGTGTGAAGAAAGCGTTTGGAGCAACAATGATAGTGATGATGTTGTTGGTTTTTGCGTAGAAGTTCCAGATGGAAGTAAAACTAAAAATGGTGTAGATGCTATTCAGTTATTGGACTATGTAAAGTCTACACAGCAAAACTGGGTAATCAACGGGACTAACAAAGAACTATGCACACAACCTTGGCTTGTACACAATGTAAGTAACACTATTAATATAAAAACCAACGAATGGGAAGAAGTAGAAAAATATATCTATAAAAATAGAAAGTATTTCTGTGGCATTTCTTTGCTGCCCATTTCTGGCGATAAGGATTATCCTCAAGCGCCGTTTACTACAGTATACTTACCAAGTGAGCAGGTTGCGCATTACGGTGGCGCATCATTGTTTGTAAGTGGACTGATCGAGGTTGCGCTGACACTTTGGGAGGACAACCTGTGGGCGGCATGTGACAGTCTACTTGGAGTCGGAGAAAAAATTAAAGGTAACGGCAAGAAGGCTTGGTCTGATAGATGTAAAAAGTTTGCAGGAAAATACTTTGATGGAGACCTAAGACAGTTGACCTACTGTATGAAAGATGTATACAACTGGAAAGAGTGGGTTGATATGAACCGTGAATATAAAGACGTTGACTTTACAAACGTTATCGAGGAAACCAACAATGTTCAACCAGAGCAGGAGATTGCCTGCGCAGGAGGGAAATGTGAGATATGAGTAGCACCAGACATTCAGACGAAAAAGCTAGAGAACAAATGTTAAATGAGTCTCAACTAAAATCACGAAAACATAGAGCGCCTTTTCCAACTTGGAATGGTCCGGTATTGAATGTTAAAAAGCTTGATGACAAAGCTATTCTTCCAACCAAAGCAAACGGATCGGACGCTGGATATGATCTTTACGCTTCGCATGGAACTATACTTCAAAAACATTCTCATAAACTAATCAAGACAGGAATTGCTATGGCTATTCCAGAAGGTTATGTTGGACTGATCTGGCCTAGATCTGGCATGGCATACAAATATGGCATAGATGTATTTGCTGGAGTTATAGACTCATCTTACAGGGGCGACATTGGAGTTATACTTTACAATGCTCAATATAGCAATTATACAATAGAGCAAGGAGATAGGATAGCACAGATATTATTTCAGAAAGTAGAGGATTTTGATTTAAACTTGGTAGAAAATTTGGACGATACCAACAGAGGGATGGGAGGATTCGGTAGTTCTGGTAAATAACACTAATATAAGGCACATTTATGACGAAGAGAAAAACCAGAAAAGAAAACGTATCTCCACAAAAGGTTAAGGTCGTAGAAGCAAAAACATCTAATCAAAAAGATTACATCAGAGCAATCATAGAAAACGATGTTATATTTTGCACCGGACCTTCTGGTTGTGGTAAATCCTTTATTGCTTCAGGTATTGCGTCTGAACATTTACACCGCGAAGATATAGAGCAAGTTTTAATAACGAGACCTCTAGTCTGTACAGGTAAGGATCTTGGCAGTTTGCCCGGAGACTTACTAGAAAAAATAGCACCCTATCTTCTTCCAATGCAAGAAAACTTTAGACACTTTTTGGGACGTGCATACTATGGAATGTACTACAACGAAGGTAGGATAAAATATCAACCATTAGAAGTCATGAGAGGTTCTACATTTCACAATACATATATGATATTAGATGAGGCGCAGAACTGCACTTGGGAACAGATTAAAATGTTTATAACCCGCAT